GCTTTGCAGCGATAAACTCCGCCTTTGTGTTAGATTGACACTGCATTTACAGTTATCAAAATTGTTATGTGGGTGCTGACCAAAGTCCAGAAGGAAATCTGGGATGATCAAAACCTGTAGGACGACGTCGGCTTTCTGCCGAGTGTCGCATCTCAACCGTAGGAGGGCTAGCCCCCCACACCTTTCGGTGCGGAGAGATGGCGTCTATCCTGTACCAGTCTTTAACAAATACTGCTACAAATACAAGTAAATTGATGCGACAAAAGTCGCTGTTAAGACGTCTGTGCCAAATGGCTCAAATAATCTTAATACAATTTAATGTACTTGAAGAAGGAGTTGTGAAAGCGATTGTATCTCAACACCTTAATCTTCTTCTGAGAAGATTAGAGACTAGAGGTATTGAAGATTTGATTTCTTATGTTAAAACATCAAGAAACCAATTCATGCAATACACTCTAGGTGAACCTCTAATCAACGACCCTGGGGTCGATCAATATGGTCTGCCGAAAGGCATGCCATATCTTAAAGATCTATCCCTGTCTTGTGAGGGAATAAGAGCTGCGCTAACGTTGCTAACGTTAACGCGTGCGTTTACTCTCAACAAGACTCCTGATCTCACTACAATATCGAACCCTTGATCTGGGACGGACACAATATCCGACCGAGAATTAATGGTTGCGCTATTTGTATTAAAGATTAGGAAAGGCGTCATTCCGGATTGGAGTTTTCCTCACACCTCAACTAAGAGTGGACCTTCTGGTCAAGCACTTCTTACTTCTCTACATGAACTCACACTGTTACCTCAATCACTAATAACAAATATTAAGTTATTAGGAGGTAAGAGCCTGAGTGAACATATAGATGAAAGTATAGAGGGACTTGATATTCTTGAGTTTATTAGACCCAAGAATTTCAAACAGAAGTATTTCACTTTAGCATGGTGGTGGAGAACCCTATTCGGAATTCAGAAAGAAAGAATAAGAAAGTTGAGTTACTTTCCTGATAAGGAGGGGAAGACTCGAGTGATTGCAATTTTTGATTATTGGTCACAGACCAGTTTAAGGCCTCTTCATAATAGAATTAATTCTATGCTGAAAAGGATTTATTCCGACTGTACCTTTGATCAAAATTCCTTCACTGAGAAAACCCCGACTGACCTAAAGGGAAACTCTTTTCACTCTATTGATTTAACAGCAGCCACCGATAGGATGCCGATCGCTCTCCAAAAGAGAGTGGTCGAACATCTTTACGGTAGTGCAGAGAAATCAGAGGCTTGAAAAGATATCCTTATAGGCCAACCATTTTCTATAATTGTGGACAATAAGCCACAATCATTGAATTATGGTGCCGGCCAACCTATGGGAGCCTACTCATCATGACCTGTTATGGCCCTAACGCATCATATCATTGTCCAAGTGGCAGCGATGAGAGCGGGGCTGATCTCGGCAAAGAGACCAGTTCTGTTCAAATCGTATGTCCTCTTGGGTGATGATTTGCGAATAGACCACGACCTGGTGGCTAAGGAATACAAGAATCTGTTAACTCAGCTTGATATGCCCTTTTCCGAACCCAAGACTCATGTGTCAAAACATGGTTTTGAGTTTGCGAAAAGATGGTATGCTCAAGGAACTGAAGTTACTGGATTCTCTGTTTCCGGGTTATTGAGTGTGTGGAAAAGTTATCCACTCCTCATTAACTTTTTAGACAACCAGGAAAGTCATGGATGGAAACTCACAAAGGACGGGCATCCCGGTCTAATCCGATCAATTCATAAAGCCATGCATAAAGACAACTTTATAATTAACAAAGTTGAATCTATGATAAGGCTGTATGAATTGTTCTACTATGTGAGGTTCTTTAGAAAGAATCTCGCTTTTGTGCTTGAGAATAGTGAAAACCTCTTATTGAAGTTATCACCATTTCTTAAGGGCAAAAGTCCCTTAGCGAACCCGATTTTCATTAATCGAGTCCAAGAAGTCATTTGTCTGACTTTCTTGCGAGCTAAGAGAAACCTAGTAGAAAAGGACCTTTATAGATTCCAGAGCGAGCTATTCAAAGTTAATTCAAAACTTTGAAAATTCGTGATGAACTCTATGAAGGGGACTGGTGCAGACCAAGCAACACAAGAATTCCTAAAGGAAACACTGTCGGTTACGCTTAATTGACGTAACCCAGTGGTACTTGTACTGAACAGGCAGATCGACGAGGCCACAGACTTCTTAATGAAGTACTGGGACCCGGATATCTCCGACAACTTCTTATTTGAAGTTGGTTTAAGTAAGTACAATCTTACTAAGGGGACATTGTCGATGCGAAGTTCGGTATCCATTACGTTGGCAGAATCAGCAATCCTTAAGGAATTTATTTCTGTAATTGTCAATCTCTCAGATGAATCATCTGAGGATTATAAGGCAATATTAGAGAAACTTTCCATCACCGCTCCGGAAGATTAATTTAATCAAGTAACTTAAATTGTCTTGCCAGGCAGGGAAGGGTGTGTTCTTGAAAGTAATGAATTCAAGTTCTACCAGAAGCTTACAAGGGGCCGGTTGTTAACCGGGTAACCCTTTTCGCTTCGGGCTTCCTGCTTGTGTTCCACCCGTT